TTTGGACCCCATCACTGGCAAACGCAAGCCCACACCAACTCCTGAGGTCCTGAACGATGGCACTGTTAACACGCAAACGCCTGATCCTGGCAAAAGTAGAAGCGACCTACGGGACTGATTCAAGCCCTGCCGGCACTGATGCGGTATTGGTTCGCAGCCTAGAGGTTACCCCGATTGAGGCTGACGTTGTAAGCCGCGATTTAATCCGGCCATACCTCGGCAACAGTGACCAGCTTTTGGCTAACACGCGTGTGAGCATTACGTTTGAGGTTGAGCTTGCAGGTTCTGGCACAGCGGCAACAGCACCACGTTTTGGCGGATTGCTGAAAGCTTGCGGCATGGCAGAGACCACTACAGCAGCAGCCATTACCGGCACTGCGCAGGCAGGTTCTGCCGGCAGTATCACGCTTGCTTCTGCATCTAGCGCAACAGACGACATTTACGTCGGCATGGTCATTAGCATCACCAGCGGCACCGGTAGCGGCCACATTGGTGTGATTACTGATTATGTGGGCAGCACTAAGGTCGCAACCGTAAAGGCCAGCACCGCAGCATTTACGCCAGGCGTAAGCAGCCTGTATAGCATCGCAGCAAACGTAGGGTACAAGCCTGTTAGCGCGAGTTTTGATAGCGCCACTATCCACTTCAATAACGATGGTGTGTTACATACCATCACAGGCGCACGCGGCAGTTTTGCTTTTAACTGCGCAGTAGGCGAGATTCCAACTATTGAATTTACAATGGTTGGCATTTATAATGCACCAACTGATACCGCTGCCCCAGCAGTTACCTACAGCAACCAAGCGACACCATTGATATTTAAAGCTGGCAGTACATCGGCATTTCAAATTCTTGGTTATAGCGGCTGCTTGATGTCGCTTACTTTGGATATGGCAAACGAGACTGTATATCGAGAGCTGGTTGGTTGTGACAAGTCTGTATTAATTGTCAACCGCGCCCCAGAAGGTGAGTGCATTATTGAAGCTCCAACCATTGCGCAGAAGGATTTCTTCACTATCGCAAACGATGACACCACTGGGGTAATAAGCCTGCTGCATGGCACGACCCTTGGCAACCGTGTTACCATGGTGGCGCCTAAGGTTGATATTGCCAACCCGACCTACGAAGATTCGGATGGCATTCAAATGATTAACCTGCCGTTTGTAATCATCCCTACAACAGCAGGCAATGACGAAATCACCCTCACCTTCACCTAGTTTTTATGTCTTTTGTTCTTAAGCAATCCAACAGCTACAAATGGCCGGTAAGCTTCAAGCTTCCGGTCGATGGCGGCAAGTTTGAGAAGCAAACATTTGACGCAGAATTTAAGCGATTGCCACAGGCAAGGATTAATGAAATCCAAACTGACGTGCAAACCCGCATCAAAGCGGCAGAACGTAACGAACTGGTAGATAACAACATCACAGATATATCAATTGCAAATGAATTAATCATTGGATGGGAAGGTGTAGTTGATAGCGATGGCGATGCCGTTACATTCTCCGAAACTGTTAAGCAGCAATTGCTTGATATCCCAACAGTAGCATCTGCAATCATTGTTGCTTATTTTGATAGCCTTGCTGGAGTGAAAACAAAAAACTAAGGGACGCTGCTTTGTATTGGGTGCAAGGTGGCGTTATTGATGATACCCAAGATGATGCGGCAGTATTTGGGATAGAGATACCAGAGCCAAAACCTGAGTATTTTGAAGTGGAACCAGAAGCATGGCCGGCAGTAAAATTATTCTTGCGCTGCCAAACGCAATGGCGTACAGGCCCTAATGGCGTAGTAGGACTGGATTACAATGCGCTTGCGTGGCTGGTTACAATAGAAGGAGATATTGATGCAGCCGCCATGTTGGATGACATCCAAGTTATCGAGCAAGAAGTGCTAGCAGCTTTGAGCAAAAAGGGAGGTTGATATGGCGCTAGATATGCAGGCAGCAGTAAAAATAAAAGCTACGGTAGATGGCTTGGCTTCTGTTGAAGGGCTAGAGCGTGGGCTCAATAAATTAGACAGGCAAGCGGAAGGGCTGCAAGGCAGCTTCGGGCGGCTTAGAGGGATTACAGGTGGCCTTGGCAGTGCATTGGGTTCAGTTGTGCCTGCTATTGGCATAGCGGGGTTAGCAGCGCTAGGGAAAAAATCAATAGATGCGGCAGATAATTTAAATGACCTAAGACAAAAAACTGGCGTGTCGGTTGAGTCATTATCAAAGTTTGGCGCTGCTGCCAATGACGCAGGCAGCAACCTAGAAGAAGTTGGTAAATCAATGGGCAAGCTTGCTAAAGGTATTGTTGACCCTACTTCAAAAGCTAATGAAGCATTGAAATCAATGGGGCTGTCGTCGCTTGATGCAAGCGGCAAAATAAAAAGCATTGATTCAGTAATGCTTGATGTGGCGGATAGATTTTCTAAGATGCCAGATGGCGCGCAGAAAGCAGCATTAGCAATGGATTTATTTGGCAAATCTGGCATGAACTTAATCCCAATGCTTAATCAAGGCAGGGATTCATTAGAGAAATATAAAGCAACAATGTCAACTGACATGGCGGAAGCATCGGATAAGTTTAATGATTCAATCAACGAAATAACCCGGTCAATAGCTGGGCCATTCAATCAATCTATAACAGCACTTTTGCCGACAATAACAAAATTAGCTGAAGGTATTGCCGCAGTAGCAATAGGTTTTAGCAAATTACCAGAACCACTTCAAGCTATAATTGGCGGCGTAGCAGGATTGACAGGAGCATTTATTATATTAGCACCAGCTATAAATGCAATCATTGGAATCTTTACGATATTAGGCGGGATTTTCGCTGGCGGCGGTGTGCTTGCCACTATTGCAGGATATCTTGGTGCATTAGGCCCTGTGGTTGCTGCTATTGGTAGTGTACTAAGTGGGCTAGGAACTATTTTAGCTGGCGTATTCACAGGCCCTGTAGGCTGGGTGGCGCTACTGGTAGCAGCAGGCGTTGCAATTTATGCGTTTAGGGACCAAGTTGGCGCAGCAATTAATGCCGTTGTTGAATTGTATAAGCAATTTTTCACAATGATATACGATAATTTTATCAAGCCTTATATGGATGCTCACGCAGCGCTAACACAATATATTGTTGATAGTTTTATTACACCAACGCAAGAGGCCTTATCAAGTTTTGCGACTGCAATATATGAATACATTAATACAAATTTTATAGAGCCAACTAAAGCATTATTCTCTACTGTTACAACTTATATAGCAGATAACTTTATCAAGCCAGTCCAAGATGCAATAAATAAATTTGCAACTGCGGCATACCAATACATTAATACAACATTTATAGAGCCAACTAAAAAAGTATTTAAAGAAGTTACAGATTTTATCAACAATAACTTTGTCAAGCCAGTGCAAGACACAATAACCGGCATGATAAAAAATATCGGCAACGCTTTCCAATCTCTAAAAGAGGCTATTGTTGCTCCATTTAAAGCAGCTATGGATATAGTGAAAGGTATTGTAAATAGTATGTTGAATGGAGTTGGAACGGCAATATCAGGCGTTGTGGATGCAATTAACAACGTAATACAAGGCGCTAACGGAGCGTTAGCAAACCTAAATCTTCCGCAGATTCCATACCTGCCGCCGCCACAATTCCCTCAATTCGCTAAAGGCGGCGTTGTAAATGGACCTACCCTTGCGATGGTAGGCGAAGGCGGTGAGCGCGAATATATAATTCCTGAATCTAAGATGGCTGCTGCAAGCGCTAACTACATGAGCGGCGCGCGAGGTGGGGCGGTAATACCAGCATTCGCTAATGGCGGTGTTGTAGGTTCATCCGGGATGGCACAAGGTCGCAACAGCACGGCCACTATTAAGCCGCAGATAAGTATCCAAACCGGGCCAGTAATGCAAATGAATGGAACTAATTACGTTACGATGCAAGACCTAGGACGTGCAGTGCAAACCGGCGTTAGGCAAACGTTAAACATAATTAAAGGTGATATAAATATGCGCAACCAGATGGGGTTAACGTAATGGCAGATTATGATATTATGAGCTTTATGGAATATTACACCGATAGGGACACCGCAGTTGACCCTATTAGCGAGTTGCGGATACCTACAAAACAATGGCAAAACTTTTATCAACTACCGCAAATTTTAAGCGTTGATGCTGATGTTGGTGGCGAATACGTTTATTTACCATTTGATATAAGCGGTTTTGGTTTAACGCAAGCGGCATCAGTGAATGATTTAAATATATCAATTGGCGGAGGCCAAGGAATTGTAGATACAACTGAAGAAGCAATGGAGAGCGATAATTTAATCATTGCATCGCTTTATATCCAGGATGTAGGCTTTGATTCATTCAATGGTGCCAGCGCGCAATTGATAAATCGTTTTATTGGCAGTATTGTTGGCGCTAGTCTTACAGATGAAACAGTGCAATGGACAGTGAACCCATCAATAGATAAATTAAAATTGCAGGTGCCGACACGTAAGATAACAGCAGATATGTTGTTGAGGCAGATAGGCTCATGACTGAAATTATAATTGGCTTTGATTTAAGCGTCACCTGCATTGATGGCACAACACGCGATGGGGTGGTATTTAAACTTATGGATGATATGCCAATATATGAAACGCCAGATGGCGAGCATTTAAAAGGTAGCACTAAGGTGGTATCAACCCAAGGCGGAAATTTTATCCCTGACATGCAACTGCTAACGGCTGCAATTTTTAAATATAAAGAGGAGGATTAGTCATGTACGAAAAATTCGCCTACAAAGATGCTGCTTTTGAAAAAGACAAATTAGTAGATTATGAACAAGTAGCGGAAACTGCCGCAGATATATTTTACGCAGCGAGGCAAGGGCGAAATGAAGTAATGTCGCTGGCTGTGCGCAACATGCAAGCGCACCAATTCAATAATTTAGCAAGGCAGCATAACGAAAAAGTATTAGCAGCAAGAGCACAGAAGGGTCAGCCAACAAAAAGCAAAAAGCCACAACCTGATATTAGTAAAGAGCAAACTGTTGCAACTGCTGGTGATGCAGTTCCGATTGTATTTTGTAAACGTGTTTCTAGCGCAGGCGGCACATGGATACAGCCGCCAATGATTAAGACTGGCTCAAATAATTTTGTTGGCAGCTTTCTATATGTGATAAGCCAAGGCGAAATGGCAAGCAGCCCAGCTAAGCACTACTCCTGGGTTGGTAATAGAAATATAAAATTCCTAGCAGACCAAACAATTACTTTAACTCATTACTATGAAACAGTTGCAACTTTAGCAGCCGCAACTAATACATGCCCAATAAATTCTGGCAATATATATTGCGGGTTAAATACTTATAGCTATTTGGAGCCAGTGGTAAAAGCTGGCACTGATACGTTTCGCGTGCCGGACACTAAAAATTTTTATAATAGGATTAAAACAATTACCAGAGGGACTGGAGATACCACTAATGCAGTTTTCAAAACATCATTTGCTAACTTAACAATATTTGACAATGCAACCGGAACAGATGTTACGGCTACTGTCTTCACAGCACTTGGCATTACAAGCCCCTCTACAACATTCCAATATTATAATTTAAATTCTGCTACCAACATTCCATTTGCAGTAAATACAATTAGGACATCCCCAACCAGTGGATTAACTGCGCCAAACGCTGCTGCATGGACAGGTTTAGGATTGACAGGCGCTCCAACACTTGTATATGCAAACATAGCACTTGTTAATCCGTATAATACGGCGTTGCCTGCAAGCACAGGCACGCTTGAAGGAGTACAAAGAGAATTTTTTCTTAGCGAATATGCAGACCCTGCGGCGCCATCAGCAACAGCAGATTACACAAACTTTGCTGATATTACATTTTTAGAAATTAACGGCAATATATATGATGCGCCAGAAGATGGCACCTACCCAACAACCACTAGGCAAATTTGTTTATATTATGAAAATGGAATTGATGTAGATCTTTATAGTGGCGGTTTAGTTTCGGGCCAATATGCCGTAGGACCTAGCAACCAATTTGTAGATTTTGCAATGCTGTTATTTACGCAATTAAAACGCGCCAATGGTAGCGCAACGTTTGATATTGCGATGCCAATTGATGTAACTAATATGCAAAATTTGGCGACATTTGCTAATCAGTACGGGTTGCATTTTAACGGGATGTTAGAGCAATCTGTAAACGTAATTGATTATATATCTAGCACTGCACCGTTTTTCTTTTTATCATTTATTTCTGCTGGCGGCCAATACCTATTGCAACCGCTGCTACCTTTAAACGGCAGTTATGCGATTAAGACAACCGCAATAACACCTGTGATTGTATTTGATGAAGACAACATATTACCCGGCAGCTATAGCAAGGTGTATTTTAATTTAGATGAGCGGCGTAATGTTAGGGTCTCGCTGCTATGGCGTGAAGCGGACCCGTTGATTATCGGCATACAAAGAACTACTAGCATTAGATACACCGCAACTGTTACCGATGCGCCAATCGTTCAATATGATATGACTGATTTTTGCACTAGCGCTACTCATGCTACGATATATGGCAAGTACGAATTAGCAAGACGCAAATATTCAACGCATAGCATCTCGCTGCAAACTCCATTGTTGCCTGATGCGTTAAAACCAACTGACATTATAAAAGTAGAACGTCAACGGGTTAACAGCGCTGGCGATAGCCGCACCGAAATAGACCATTACCAAGTTGTTGATATTAAGCACGAAACATTCGGTATAACATCAATTATTGCTGAGCACTTCCCGCTTAATGTGAGTAATATTAGCATTATAAGCGACGAGATATTAAACGGTTCATTTGAGGTAATCTGATGGCAACCTTTCCTTCATTGACACCAAACTCAAGATCATTAGATTTAGGCGATTATCCGCAGGTTGTTCATGTTGGCGCTAGTGGTATTAATTTAAGATTTTTGCAAGGCTCAAAACGTATCAATCAAATACTAACGATTGGTTATTCCCAGATTGCTGAAACTGATTTGCAATTAATTTATACTCATTATGAAACGCAAGAAGGTACATTGGTTCCATTTGATTTGCCCGCAGCAGTATGGGAAGGATATGCGTCTGTGCCAATTAGCGCTGTAGATTACAACTGGCGTTATGCTGGCGCCATATCAGTTGATACGGGCTCACCATTGCGATATAACGTAAGCGTACAACTCGTAAGCGTGGTGTTGTAATAATGGCAAACTTCCCTGCATTAACACCAACCACAAGGATATTCAGCCCAGGTAATTATCCGCAAACATACCAGCAAAGCATCGGCGGTACAGGTGTTGGCTTTAGACGTGGTGCGTTATCAATTGGAAAAACTTTAACTTTAACATTTGAATATGTATTAGAAGCAGATGTGAATGCAATCAAAGCGCATTATTTTGATAACTATGGAACTTATAATATTTTCAATGTAGACTCTACAATATGGAGCGGGTATGTCACACCGCCGGTAGATTTAAACGGCAACTATTTCTGGCGTTATGTATCGCAACCAGTTATTCAAGATGTAACATGCGAGCGGTTTACAGTTGAGGTACAGCTTGAATCAGTACCAGCGCAAAGCGGCGATTTAATTTATGCAGCAGGTTTAGCCAGTGCAAGCCCTACGCGAACTTATATACTGGTAGCAGGTGCCGCAGCAGCAGCTCCTGCGCGCGATTACATTATCTTTGCTGGTGACGCATCATGAGCATTACGCAAACCGCCTTAATGCAGCAGCGGCGTGATACTGCTGCTAACTGGACAAGCGCAAACCCGACACTGCTAGCAGGCGAGATTGGGATTGAATCGGATACGAACAAAATAAAAATTGGCACTGGCAGCACAGCTTGGACATCACTGAGCTATACGACATGGAGCCAAATTACCGCATACCCATTTGTTAACGCTGATATTGCTGCGGCGGCTGCTATCGCTTACAGCAAGCTTGCAACGCTAACCAGCGGCAATATTCTTGTAGGCTCCAGCGCGAATGTAGCGACTAGCACTGCGATTTCGGGCGATATTACCATAAGCAACACAGGCGTTACGGCTATCGCTAGCGGCGTAATAGTCAACGCAGATATTAATGCTTCCGCCGCCATTTCAGGCAGCAAGATTGTTGCCGCGACTACTGGCGTTGTTGGTGCCGTACAGCTAACTGATAGTTTTAGCAGCACAAGTGTTACAACTGCTGCAACACCAAATGCAGTCAAAACTGCATTTGATGCAGCAACAGCAGCGGCTGTAATAGGTGCAGACGCATTACCAAAAGCAGGCGGCACATTAACAGGCAATGTAATTTTAGATAATCAGGTTGATGCACGATTCCGCGAAGCGACTGCAAACGGCACTAACTACGTGGGATTCCAGGCACCAGCAACAATTGCGGCTGATGTGCTATGGACTCTCCCGTCCGTAGATGGAACTTCCGCACAAGTATTAAGCACTAACGGCAGCGGCACCTTGAGCTGGGCTACAGCAGCAGGTGCGACCGTTGTTGATGGTGGCAATTTTGCTAACGGGAGTAGCATAGTCACGACTACAATCACAATAGACGGCGGGAGCTTTGTTTAATGGCCACTCCATCCACTAGAACACCTGTAAGAATCGCCAGGGGCACATATGCAAATTTAAACGCTAGTATCCTTGACTTAGCAGAAGGTGAAATATGTTACGCAACAGACCAAAATAAAGTTTATGTAGTCGAAGGTGGCGTCTTAACAGAGCAACCATATTTAGCTACTACCGGTGGCACGGTAACCGGCAACTTAGAGATTGGCACTGCGGGCAGCCTTACATTTGAAGGCGCTACAGCAGATGCTTTTGAACTGAGTCTTGCAATTGTTGACCCTACCGCAGATCGCACGATAACGCTGCCAGATGCAACTGGAACCGTTGCGTTGCTTAGCGCGGTGCAAAGCTTTACGGCAGCGCAACGCGGCACTATCAGCGCCCTTACCGACGGTGCAACGATTACCGCAGATTTTGCAGTAGCGAATAACTTCAGCGTTACACTTGGCGGTAACCGCACATTAGCGAACCCATCAAACCAAACTGCTGGTCAATCCGGTTGTATCTGGATTACGCAAGATGGCACCGGTAGCCGCACATTAGCTTATGGCTCACAATGGGACTTTACTGGTGGCACTGCACCAACACTTAGCACCGCAGCAGCATCGGTTGACTGCCTGGTGTATGCAGTGCAATCAAGTACTAAAATTACTGCCACCCTCGTAAGCAACTTGAGCTAATGATTCCTGGAAGTGTTACCCCGCTGTTGCTAAAAAGCGCTACCGCTGGTGGTGCACTCCAGATAGAAAGGTCGTCGCGTTTTAATTCAGCAGACTCGGCTTATTTAAATCGAACTTATGGCTCTCCAACCACGCAGAACACTTTTACATGGGCCGGTTGGGTCAAACTCGGGGCACTAAGTACAACACGCCACCTGTTTGGAGTATCAACCAACCACAGCCTTGGTTTTACGACAGGTGATGCGTTGAACCTGACCTTTGGCGGCACAAGTGCGCTAACCACAACTGCCGTGTTTCGCGATCCGTCTGCATGGTATCACATAGTCTGGACGCAGAGCGGAACGTCGCAAACTCTTTACGTGAACAACGTCAGCGTTGGTACTGCAACAGCAACTAGCAGCGTTTTTAATACGGCAGTTGCTCACCAGATTGGGGCAGCTAATACTGCCAATTATTTCAATGGCTACCTCGCCAACATCCACTTCATCGACGGCCAAGCACTTGACCCCACCAGCTTCACCGAAACCGATGCCACTACTGGGCAACTCATCCCAAAAACATACAGCGGCAGTTATGGCACCAATGGCTTCAACCTTTTGTTTGCTGATAACTCCAGCAATACTGCCAGCACATTAGGGAAGGACACTTCTGGGTTGAGTAATAACTGGACGCCGAATAATTTATCCGTTACTGCTGGTGCTGGCAACGATTCCCTCGTTGATTCACCTACTAATTACGGGACCGACACTGGCGTGGGCGGCGAGGTGAGAGGTAATTATGCGACGCTGAATCCGCTATTTAAGGGTGCCAATGTAACGCTGTCAAATGGCAACTTAGACGTTAGCCAATCAGCTCAAGGCTGTGCGGTAAGTACAATTGGTATGTCTAGTGGAAAATGGTACGCGGAATATTTATTTGTCAGTGGTTATGCCGGTGTAGGCATATGCACGGGTGCTCTTAATACTGCAGTATTCCTAGGTACTGAACAATACAGTTGGTCATACGCTACCGTCGGCTACGTATATCACGGTAGCGGATCTGGCACTGCTTACGGAGCCGCATATTCCGCTGGTGATATTATCGGTGTGGCATTTGATGCTACCAATGGGACACTAACTTTTTACAAAAATGGTACTACTCAAGGAACAGCATTTACTGGTTTAACGTCAGGCCCTTACTTTTTTGCCGCTGCCAATGATGGCGGCCAATCCACTTGGAATTTCGGCCAACGCGCATTTGCCTACACCGCACCATCAGGCTTCAAAGCACTCTGCACACAGAACCTGCCAGCCCCATTAGTCACGAAGTCTAATACGGTGATGGATGTTGTTACTTATACCGGCACAGGTGCAGCGCTTACTCCAACAAGTTCGCTTGGCTTTAATCCTGATTGGATTTGGATTAAATCACGATCTGCTGCCACGGATCATGCGCTGTATGACGTGGTGCGTGGTGCGCAAGCAAGACTTGAATCAAATACAACTGACGCAGAAGTCACAACTGATGGCGGTGTAACTGCATTTAATTCTGCTGGATTTACGCTTGGCACATTGGCGCAAGTTAATACCAGCGCCGCAACTTATGTCGCATGGTGTTGGGACGCAGGCGGCTCAACCGTATCCAACACACAAGGCAGCATCACTAGTCAGGTGCGGGCTAACCCGACTGCTGGGTTTAGCGTGGTTACGTTCACAGCGCCGTCAAGCGGAAGCGCAACTATCGGTCACGGTCTTGGCGTTGAACCATATATGGTTATCATCAAATCACGCGACCAGAGTTACAACTGGTGTGTGTATCACAAAAACTTAACGTCAAATGCCTATTTCTTGAACCTTAATACAACTGCCGCAGAGAGCAACGCATCGAATGTCTGGAACAACACAACGCCTACTTCCACAGTTTTTTCTCTTGGAGGTGGTTATGCGGGTGCTGGCGCCACTGTGGCATATGTATTCAGCCCCGTAGTCGGGTACTCTAGCTTTGGATCGTACACCGGCAACGGCAGCACAGATGGGCCGTTTGTTTATACCGGGTTTAGACCGAGGTGGATTCTTATCAAGTCTGCAACAGAAACAGCAGGGTTGATGATTTACGACACCGCTAGAGACACATACAACCAATCCACTACTCTTCTTTATTCAAACTTATCTTTACAAGAACAAAGCAGCTCAAATTATGCTTACGACATTCTTTCCAATGGATTTAAGGTTAGAAATTCTGGGCAAAATAACACTTCCTCCGCCACATACATTTATGCAGCATTTGCCGAAGCCCCATTTAACTACTCCCGCGCTAGGTGAGTAGTGGACACGTCTAGTCAGCCCAGTAAAATTACACCAATGCTCTAAACCAATGTTTCTGCTAAACGGCCATCCATTAAGCCCTGATTCAGCATTTGTAACGCCAGACGGTACTCAATACCCAGCGAATTGGCTGAGATTATCGAGCCCTGACGAGCGGGCTGCGATTGGAATTACCGAAGAGCCCGATCCCGCCTGGTACGACCAGCGCTTCTACTGGGGGCCAGAACTACCAAAAGACCATGAGCAATTGGTGGAGCAGTGGGTTGCTCAGACACGCACCACAGCAAACACCTTGCTTGCGCCAACTGACTGGCAGGTAATCCGCGAAGCTGACAACGGCAAGCCCATGGGTGCTGGTGTTAAAGCCGAGCGCGAAGGCATCCGCACTGCAGCAGGTGGTAAGATCGCATCGATTAATGCCACCACTACTACCGCTGATTTAGCGGCTTACCTTACAAGCAATGCGTACAACTCTTGGAATCCTATCCCTGAGCCTGCTCCTGCTGACGGGGTGGTGCTTTTTAGCAATGGCAGCACTTCAGCAGGATTCTGAGCCGGTAGACTAGGCGCATAGTTGAGACCCATTGCTGCTGCCCCATGATCGAGCTAGTAGCAGCAATTGCAGGTGCAAGCATTAGTGTGGCGGCGATGCTGTCCGTGGGGGCAAGCAAGCGCAACGAGGAAGCAAGCAACGCAATTACAAAGTTGACCAGTAGCGTTGAACACATTGCGGCGACTTTGGAAATTATCCATGTAGATATCAAGGAGACCAACAGGGAAATATTTAGCAGGTTGAACCAGGTGGAAAACAGGGTTAGCAAGCTAGAGGTGAAGTAGCGGCTAGACTGAGTGTGACGTTTGCCACAGTTCTTGTGGACGCCTCCCAAGTTACTGCTATTGCCATCGTGGTGGCCGCTGGCTCAGAGTTGATTGCATTGTCACCATTAAAATCCAATAGCTGGATTCAGTTGTTGCTCCAGTTTGCGCGGTTGGCATTTCCTAAGCGCCGCTGATGAGTAATTTCCTTGCAGCGGCAAAAGCCACAAGCAGACCCGCGCCGTTGCCTCACCAGCAGGCAGCGTGGAACTATGCCTGGGATCTATTAACTGTCGAGGAGCAGCAGACATTTCTGGACAAATTCCGCAGTGACCCACCGGTAAAAGCAGCAAAAATATGGGAACCAGCCGCAAAACTAATCCGCGAGTTTGAAGGTTTTGAGTCGAGCGCCTATCCCGATCCAGGTACCGGCGGTAAGCCTTGGACCATCGGCTGGGGGTTTACATCGCTTAATGATGCACTCGTAAAAAAAGGTGATTCTATTAGCCGCGAGGATGCTGATGCGATGCTGGACAATTGGATCGAAACCAAAGTTGTACCAGCGTTAGCAAAAACTGTACCTGGATGGGGTAGTTTGCCACCGAATCGCCAGAATGCGCTGGTATCATTTGCCTGGAACGTAGGTTGGCATTTCTGCGGTAGTGCAGAATTCGTGAGCATATCCAGGGCGTTGCGTGAATCAGATTACGACGCAGTGCCCAGCGCGATGATGTTGTATGTAAATCCAGGCAGCAGCGTTGAAGCCGGTTTGCGCCGCCGCCGTCAAGCGGAAGGCAAACTCTGGGGCATAAGCAAGAAGGCAACATCAGTGCTACTCAAGGTGCCATACGAGGCGCAAAATGATAACAAAAGCGGCACCGGTTATAGAGAATGCTTCTCCAGTAGTTGCGCCATGATTGCTAAGTTTTACGGCAAAGTAAAAAGCGATGATGAATACAATGCCATCCGTGGCAAGTTTGGCGATACTACCGATTCACAGGCGCAATTGGCAGCACTGCGTTCTTTAGGTTTACAAGCCAGGTTCGTGACGAATGCGGCGCAAGGTTTATTAGATCTTGAGTTGCGTGCTGGCAGACCTGTGGCGACGGGCTGGTTGCACCATGGGCCATACAACGCGCCTACAGGCGGTGGGCATTGGTCTGTTTTGATTGGATTTGATCTAAGCCATTGGATCCATAACGACCCCAATGGGGAGGCTGATCTACTCGCCGGTGGCTACACAACAAACCAAAATGGTGCTGGTGTGAGATACAGCCGCAAAAACTGGGATAGGCGCTGGCTGGTCGATGGGGCATCAACGGGTTGGTGCGTCTTGGTGAAACCATGAGGTGAGATGAGTTAGGCGTCCGCTGTATGTACATCTAACAAAAACCGTAGCGGGAACCAGTGGATCATCACATCGACGGCGCCGAGCTGGTCACTAAAAAGACTACTAAGCACAGATTCCGCAAAACGATAATCGCGGCGTGGTCAAATAAATGCGCGTACTGCGGCGAAATCCTGGGGCGTAGCGCAACGTTAGATCATATTATCCCACGTTCAAAAGGCGGCGAGACCCAGGCTACGAATTTGGTAGCTTGCTGCCTAAATTGCAATAGCCACAAGTCATCGCACCCCGTTTTTGACTGGTTCAGGCAACAGGAATGGTATTGCCCGGTACGCGAAGATCGTTTAAAAAATTGGATTGCAGGCATAGATACCCCTTAACGCTTTAGCTTAGACTTGAAGCCATCTGTGAACCCGCGACATGAACCGCTATATTGTTGAAATATCAGCATTACTTTATGTGGAGTGCCTGCATGACGAGGAGACACTATCAAGCAATTTAGTAAGTCAAATCGAAGAGCTGGCCGCCTCCTCAGAAAATTTGCTTGACTACGAAATTATCTCACACCCACTACCCGGCAATGAGGACAATGAACTACCAGATGGACGAGATAAAGTTAATGCTGCGTAGAATCTGGGCCGTGCAATAAAGCTTTCAAGCTACCTGCACCATCACGGTTATAGCATTCCTGGGCTTGGTGGTAAAATATGAGTGCCTGCCATGATTGGCTATGTTGTCTAAATATCATCCCG